TAATAACTGATGACGGGGCAGGGCAACTTGCCCCCGATTCTTAACTAGGAGAAAGATATGACATTAGCTGGATATCCTAAAACATATGACCATCCCAAAGTTACAAGGTTAGTAGGAGATGGTACCCTTGATGGAGGAAGTTATATGCTAATTAAAGCTATGGGTAATGTCCCTAATGATTGGATAGAATATAGAGTAAGGTATCCTAATAGTGTAGACCCTACTCAAGCATATTTAATACGTGTAGTTGTAGGTGGAACGCTACAGGGGCCTTTTAGCTATATTAAGCACAATGATGAAGGCGATAATTCTGAAGAAGGTGGTGCTGGAACTGCCCAGGATGCCTATACATTAGTATATGAAGTGGAGGATTAAAATATGGCAATTGTAGATAAAACATTCAAAGTACCTTATGTAAGAATACACACTGGTTCAACTAGTTATACTGCTGTAACAGATGTAGTAATACATTCTATTCAAGTCACATCGGATAATGGTGATGATGATGCAACTATAACTATAACTCCACTTGGAGACTCTGCTGCAGCTGTTAAAGTTTCCTCAGGAGATACTATATATGGCCCTTTTACGGCCTATACAATTACCGCTGCTACTGATTCAGAAGTGGCAATAATTGCACATGAAAGAAGTCAAATAACAACTAATTAAGGAGAAAAAATGGCAGTAGATAGAAAAAATCTAAAACAACGTATAAGTATTGGCTTTGCCGGTTTAAGTAGGATGGGAAAAGGATTTAGCAAAGAAGGTCGTGGTGGTGGAGCTGCTGGTTTAGCTCCTCAACATGAAGCTGGTGCTGGTAGTGACCCTCGTAGAAGGCCTTAATGTCGAAGACTGTTAATAGTACTAATATAGGTACTAAATGGCGTGGAGTAAAGCCGGATAACAGAAAAAAACGCAATGTTAAAGATAAAAAGGGAAAATAAATGGCGTGGACTGGTAACTTTAAAGACCAAATATCAGCTTTAACTAATGGCATTCCTGACGATACTGAAGCGAAGCAATGGTCACTTGATGGGTGCTATGATGTTGTAGAAAAGGCTATAAGAAAAAGCGGCGAAGATGAAATGTGGAAATTTCTTATTTCATCTGGGGCTATTACAGCGGCTACTACTGATATAGACGAAACTCGAACTATTGCAGCAGTTTCTCGTGATGGAAAAATGGCCAATAAGGGTAAAAAAGTATTATCTAATAAATATAAAGATAATGCTTCTATTTACGAAGCTACTGTTAATCATCCCGTATGGTGGATTGAGAATAATTCCCTACATATATATCCTGCCCCTACTGGAGGTAATACTGCAGTTTATTATTATGTTCCAGAATTTGATTTTACAGGTTCTACTTGGGATACAGGAATTGCTGAAATCCCTAACTTTCCTTCTGAATATTATTATCATGCTATGCTTTATACAGCGGTGCAGGTATTACATTCTAAAATGACTCGACAAGTCATGCCTACTACAGTGGCATTTGTACTATCAGCTCCTGAACCTCCTACTATTCCTCAAGAAGTAATAGGTATACCAGGTATTGCAACTATAGCTAAGGCTGATATTACGCAAAATGTTCCTGTATATGTCGCTCAAACAATAGGACATAGTGTTTTAGGAAATTTGGCTTCTTTATCTTATGATGATTTAGCAACAATTCCAGCTGCTCCTGTTGTTCCTAGCTTAACAGTTGTTGATTATACTCCAGTTACTGCTGAACAGATGGATATAGTAGGAGACTTGACTATTGCAGATGTTATTCCAACATCTAGTGTTCCTGCTATAGATATTGACGATAGTGATGTAGACGCTAACTTTCCTACTATGGCTACTTTCGCTGTACCCATTGCTCCTGATACTTCTACAGAATTAGCTGCAATGAAAGCTTATATTGAGGATGAAGATACTGAATTATCAAAAGCAACGTCAGAAGAAATAAATGCTATTTTAAGTAAATATCCTCTTGAATTGCAAGAATTTAGTCAGAGAATGCAAGATGAAAAAGGTCAATTTGAAAAACAAAAGGTAATTTTTCAGCAAAAAGTTCAAGAAGCTATTGCTAATGCACAAAATAAAAATAATATTGCTTTGCAAAATATGCAAAAAGATATGGGTATAGCTTCTACTAATCTTTCTAAAAATATAGAAATTGCTAAAACTAATGTTGGAAATGAGCAGGCAAGAAAGCAATTAAATGCGCAGCAAAAACATCAAGCTTTATTACAAAATGCTACACAGGCTGTTGCTGAAACTAGCGCAAATAATGCATCATTAATGCAAGAGTTCCAACAGTCCTTGGCTTTATATAATGCTACAGTTGATAATCAAATTAAAGAATATCAACAAACTTTAGCAAAAAAGACACAATTATGGCAAGGAATTAATGCTGCGATAATGTCTGAGCATGCTGCAAGGGCAGGAGAAGAGTTAAAATCTTACAATGCTCAAGTTAAAAAATATGATGCTGATATTCAGGCTGTAATGGCGCATTTTCAGCAAGAGGTTACTAATGCTCAAAAATTTGGTGATAACATAATGCAGACTACAATTCAAAACTATACATTTGAATTAGATAGATGGCAAAAATCATTAGCATTGTATAATGGCAAAGTACAAGCGCATGTACAAGAATATACTCAAAATTTACAAAAATTACAAGCCGAGGTTGGTATTGCTTCTACTGAATATCAATGGTTACAAGACCAATATAATAGATTAAGATTAGACTATGAAAAATTGTTTGGGTTTGAACCTCAAGCAGCTAAATAAGGAGATAGAAAATGGCAGCATACAATAAACCAAGTTTTGCGGTATCAGTTACTCCCAAAGTGCAGTTGGCAGAATCAGCAGGGAATAATCAGGTAATGGAGTTAATACATGAAGATGTAAGGAGAAGTGTAGGCGGGAGTGGAGATTTTGCTGTGCTCGCGAATAATACTGTATCAGGAGGTTGGACTGATGGCGTTAATGTTCCTGTTACATCTACTGCTTCAGTAGTGGCTTTTACAACTTCAACAGATTTGGTATGTATTAAACATACGGGATTTTTATTTAATACAACTAATGCTTGTGTAGCCGCCGATACAGTGCAAATTAAAATAGACGCTTCAGCAACATCCGATGTAAGTGACGATACAGTTATTTTAGCTGAACTACTGCCTGGAGAAGCTATTGTATTACCTCGACCAGGGTCTACTTATGGGCTTGTCCTTGCTTCTGGTAGTGCGGCTGTCGGTGTAGAAATAACCATTCTTGGAACTTAGATATGCTCCAAAGTGTAATGATAGAACTTGTCCAACAACATTTCCCTCTTGTAGGTGAAAAGGAGTTGCGCTCATTATTTAATAGCGCTCAGGATGATTTTTGTTCTCAAACAGAAATAATTAAAGATACATTTACTCAAAATTCTGTTGCTGGTCAAAGATATTATACTTTAGACCCTCTTATTATTAAGGTTACTTCTGTGCAGATTAATGATGTTGAAATACCTCGACTCATAGGCAGTCCTATTATAGATGATGATGAATTTGACGACGCTACAGGATTAACGGCTGCAACTGCTTCCTCAAATGACCGTTATTGGTTTATTGATACTGGTAGATTAGGTCTCGTAGAAAAAGGTACGCTTACTAGAGATGGCAAAACCAGCAAGTATCAATCTATATCTGAAATAAAAGAATTGCGACTATTTACTATCGCCAGAGGGACAGACTTTACTATAGACTTGACAGAAGAATCAAGACTTCCTTCAGAGTTTCAAATGGCTTTAGTTTATAAAACCTTATCAGACAGCTATTTAAAGGCTGGAGATACATTAAATCCTCAGGCTTCTCAGCTATTTGATATGAAATATACAAAATTAGTTAAAGATGCAAAAAAACAAGCACGTAGCAATAATATAGGGGGAGCAGCAATAATAGCTCCTACAGATTTTTAATGGCATGGGTTAGAGAATCAGCTAATGCTGAAGGAATGACTATTGAAACGAAGAGTCCTACAGGATGGCAGAGAACTGGTCATTTTGGATGGGTTATAACTTCCGATGAATCTGGTACTACTGGAGAAAATTCCTTCACAATTACTTTTACTTTTGACGAATCAGTTGCTGATTTTGATTTAAGTGATTGCTTTACTTCTAACTGTGTTTTAAGCAGTTTAGCAGGTTCTGGCAAGGTTTATACTGCAACCTGTACACCATCTTCTCTTGGAAAGGTAGACGTAGCTGTTTTATATGGTTTAGTTACTGATATTTATGGTAATAAGAATAGCACAGGAGTACCATTTACTATAACTAGAATATTTGGTAATAACTATTCACTTCTATTGGATGGAACTAACTATGTTAATTTGTCAGTAGATTTTGGTGTATGGGGAGATGATACAGTTAGTTTTACACTTTCAGCGTGGCTTAAATCTACTACTGATTCAGCAATGCACATAATTTCTACTCATTCTGATGATGATGCTATAAGAATGCAGTTCTCATATAGCTCTTCCCTTAATAGGTTAACCCTATATATGTTAGAAGGTGGTAATAGTGCAACTGTAAAAAATGGCGTTAATCCCACTGATGGAGATTGGCATCATGCTGTGGTAGTTGTTACAAGAGCATCAACAGATACAGCTCAATGGTATATAGATGGTTCTACATCAACTGGTAATTCTACTGATATTTCTGCTATTACAGGAGATTTATCTGGAGGTGACCTAACAACGAAATTAGGGGCAGCTGGTAAATCGGGTGGTTATTGGAATGGAAATCTAACAGATATAGCAATGTGGAATACTGCATTAACAGCAGATGATGTAAGTAAAATTTACAATAGTGGAGTACCAACAGATTTAACAAGTGCTGATTCTTATGATTCTGGAGATTTAACTGGCAATCTGAGAGGATACTGGCCATTTGAGGAAGGTAGTGGAATTTTAATTAGCGATAGTTCATCAAGTAATGAAACAGGTACACTAATAAACCCCGCTGGTACTACATGGAGCACGGATGTTCCAAGTTAAGGATATAAATAATGCCTAATTTTGGCACTAAATCAAGAGAAAGACTTGAAACCTGTCACCAACTTAGGGAAATGAAATAATGGAAGATACATTAAAGACAGCGGCAATAGGGGTAGGAGGGTCTTTATTTGGGTGGCTTGAAATAGCTGGTCCAGTGATTAGTGCATTTGGAGCACTAGCAACATTAATTTATATGATAATTAAAATATATAAGGAGGTTAAATAATGCCGGCAATAATAGCGTTTATAACAAAAACGTTTCTGACTGAAGCAATGTTAAAAAAAGTAGTAATTGTTTTAGGAGATTATTTGGTTAATAGTTCAAAGAATAAACTTGATGATAAATTATGGGCTCAAGTAAAGAAAATTCTAGTAAAATAGTTGGAGAGAAGATAGCTACTGTGTTTGGTTTATGGTCTTTAATTGATAATCCTCATGAGTTATTAGAGAAAATAGGACTCTCCAGTAATAGGGTTTATCACCAAATTCCATCAAAGTGCTATATTTGTAAACATGATGAGTTTAGCAACTTATCACTTATAGGAGTATATAGGAAGCCGATATTCTACGAATGCGATAAATGCGGAGCATTACATTTGCGTTACTGTCAAGATTGGCTAGAGGCTAAATTTGCAAATCTGCAGGATGTTTATATAAATCCTTTGGATTGGGATAAAGAGCCTCCTCCTGAAGAATATAATTAGGAGTCATATGACTAATGAAAAAGGGATATTACAAAGATATATCGTTACTCCCGACAAGCATGCTCCATTGCACGACAAGAAAGCAATCTCTGTCGTTAAACAGGCAATAGAAGTCCTAAAACCAGATGGGTATATTGACCTAGGAGATTTTTCAGAGTGGGACTCAGTCTCACACTGGCAATGGAAAAATAAGAAAAAACCGCCTTTAGAGTATCTGGTTCCTGCGATAGACGCAGATATAAAGGCAACAAATAAGCTTTTTGACGAAATTGATGATAGTTTAGATAAGGCTAATGTAAAAGATAGGCGTTTTTGCATGGGAAATCATGAAGAATGGCTAACAGCTTTTGGAGAGGCACATCCTTATTTACCTGACTATACATTTGAAGATTTAAGTGGAGTTATTGAAAGGGGATACACATTGTATCCTTCTGGAGAATACTTTAATATAGGAAAGTTACACTTTTATCATGGACATCATTTTGGGGGACAGTATCATACTGCAAACCATTTAAGAAAACTTGGTGTTTCAATTATGTATGGCCATTATCATTCAATGCAAATGATGGGAAGTACAGGTCTAATAGGGCCAATAGAGGCATGGTGTATCGGATGTTTGAAGGACATGTCTAATGAAAAAAATAAATGGCTAAAAGGACGTCCTCATCAATGGGTCCATTCTTTTGCTATCGTTGATTTTTATAAAGGAGGCAACTTTGCAGTTACTCCTGTCAAGATAGTAAATGGAAAGGCAACATTATGGGGATATACGTTGAGGGGATAGAAAATGTCTACATATTCATATGCATCATCATTATTGGACAAACATGGGAATATATTGAAAACAATCATATGGACAACTACGCATGTCCAGCCTACTGCCAAGTGGACCACAACCACGACATGGAAGTAAGTGGACTTTTTTCAGATACTAGAACAGTACGGGATACCCGTAGTGGTGACGATAGTCTTTGGGTATTTTATATGGAAACAGAATCAGTGGATTCAGACGGAGCTCCTTGAAGAGCTTGACGAGGATAATAAAAGATTGGAAAGTATAATTATTAAGTTAATTGACCAACAGAAAAAAGTACAATTAGAACAAAAGCGTATACATGGATATGTAGAAAGCTTAGCTAATATAATGATTAAACTAAATAAGGGGAACTAAAATGAAGGGATTAGCAGGCTTACTTGGAAATTTAGTAAGCGGAATGAAAGATGATAAGGGTCTATTTCAAGGTGGCAAACAAGGTCAAGCCTTTGGACGTATTAAAGACGTTTTAGGAATAAGTCCTAAAGATGAATTTGGAAACAAAGAATCTTATGACCCTGGAATGGAAGAAAATCGCGATTTATTACATCATGCTAGAGATTTTGCACAAAACTTTGACACGACTGATTCAGGTCAGGTTGGGGAAATGCAGGCTTTGTTGAATAAATTAGGATTTAAGGACTATGAAGGTAAAGCCTTGACTGAAGATTCTATGATGGGAGACAGAACATTGTCTGCATTGAGATTGTTGCAGGGAGGCTCTAATGATGAACAGCAAGGTCCGGGGCCTTGGTCATATGGCCAAAACGATTCCAAATCATGGATGCAAAGATTATTTGGCGGAGATTCTGCTAAACAAGCTCAAAGAAAACTTTTTGATAATATTGGTGGCGGTTTATTTCAGCGTAAGTCTGGAACTGGACCAAAAGAGGGTCCTGGCTATTAATGCCTAAAAAAAGTTATAAACTAATTCGATTTGATGGAGGACTTAATGTTAATAGTTCAGATAAAGACCTTGCCGAAAATCAATTAGCCGAGTGTACAAATGTTTCTGTTGATAAGGTAGGCCAAGTCTATGCACTAGGTCAAATTAATTCAGGCTTGACAGTGGCATTAGCTACAGAGACTCCAGCAATAACAGCCGGTGGTTATGGCTTTTATATCATACATACCGATAAAAATAACTTTGGAGTTAATCCAAATACTGCAAGTGGTGCTGCTGTTAATGCATCAGAGAAATATTATATTATAGAATCAGCTAGTGGTGTTATAATAGAAGAGGCTACTGATGGTGATACATTACTTACTGCATCTATCCCTGCTATTTTATATGCATATTTCCATAATGGAGCTTTGCGTATATTTGATGCCGATTTAGAGCAATCTACAGTAGCTCAATGGCGTGGATTTATTCCAGGGCAATTATATGGTAATAATGAAACCGGTGTTTCAATAGCTCGTCAGGGACATATTTATAATAGCGGTGGCGGTAATAGTGGAATAGACCAATGGTATACAAAACCACAGGCTATTGAGGGTTGTTTCCCTACAATAACTCTTCCAGGAACTCTAGATATGCAAGTTTGCAATAATGCAATTATGTGGCAACGTAAACTTTTTGAAGGAGGATTAAACACCTTTCTTACGGCCGGAGAACCTTGGGCTGGCCCAGGATTTGCAAATGAAAAGTCTGCTATTATAGCCGGTACAACTCCTCCAGGGGACGTCGTGACTGAATCAGGTATGTCTTGGGGTTTTTCTTTAGGATATCATGAATATGCAGATGAAACGGGTGGATGGATGCCTACTGGAATAGAACAGTATCAATTTTATGTTAGCACTGTATATGATGGGATTCAAGAAAGTCTTCCTCAATTAATGAGGATGTATCCTTCTGGTCCTCAATTTAGCGGAACTTTATCTCAATTTCCTAGTAATCCTACTAATACTTATGAAAGTGAAAACCCTGTTAGAGCTTTAAAATTTGGAAATGGCATATTAACTGATACAACAACAGGCAACGAGAATGATACATGGGGGTCAATTAGTAATAATGGCCAACGTGTTAAAATGCTATTTGACCCCTCAATAAAAATGCATGGATTACAACATCCAGCGGGTGTAGCAACTGGTTGGGATGATGCTGGGGACACTATTCAGACAAGATTAACAGCCGATACTGCTGGGTACAACTTTGGTGCTACAGGCGTTAATGATATAATAGGTGGTAATCCTCGTATTACTGGTATAAAAGTATATTGGTCATCAGATGAAGATGGTTTCGTTGATTTATGGCAATTATTTGAATGGGATTTTGTAAAGGGAGTCAAAGCTGTTGGCTCAGATTCATCTGGGGGTGCTTATAATAGAGTAGATTATACTCATTTAGGTCCAAATGGATATTTGTGGAATACGACCGCACCTTCTACAGCTAAATATGTTTGGCCTCCGGGCACAGTGAATGGTCCTGTCTATCCTTATCAATATACACATACACATGGTAGGCCTTCTTCTGGAGCTACTAAAGCATATGGATTAGATTTTCATAGTCCTCCAAGATTTTTAAGATATGATGCTATTAATGGCCATTCAAGAGATGATATAATAAAGCTTGACTCATTTAAAACATCTGCCTTTGCCGCTGGAAGTATTTATGCTGGCAATGTGAAGATTGATGGGGTCAGTTATGGAGATAGAATGGTAAAGTCTGGATTTTCTCTTTACGGGCCTACTCCTGATAAGTTTCCAGTAAAAGCTAATAATGTAGATATAGCTGTTCAAGATGGTGACGATATCGTAAAGTTGATGGCATTTGGAGATAGATTATTCCAATTTAAAAGACATACTTTATATATATATAATGTATCTGGGGGCCAGGAATTTGTAGAGCGTAAATATGATTATAAGGGTATCCCAAATGCAGGAGCAGCTTGTGTTACCGATTTTGGAATAGCATGGGCTAACATGAATGGAGTTTACTTACATAATGGTCAAAAGATTGAACATCTTTTAGAGCCAAAAGGTATGAGAGTAATAGATTCTGTCACTTGGAAAGCTTTTGCAGATACTAACCCTGGCAGCCTCAGAATTGGATTTAATCCTTTAAAACGCCAACTTATTGTAAGGTCTGGGATAACAGCAACCAATAGTGCATATATTTATGATATGGCAACAGCATCTTGGACATTGAAAAGCGACGGTATTCAGACAGACGCAGATAGTTTGTGCCCTATGGTTACAGATACTGTTGATGGACAATTGGTTATGATAGATGAAGGGGCTAAGATAGTTTACGCTTTTGCGGAAGCTGACGGTAACCAAGATATTGGATTTACAACTAAAGAAATAGACTTTGGAGAGCCATCAGTAAAAAAGACTATTTCAAAGGTCTTTGTAACATATAAAAAGGGTCATGCGGCTACGGCAATGAATTATCTTACAGATGGAGATAAAGACTGGGCTGGTAGTGCGAAAAATTTTGATGAATCTTCAGTACTTGACCATACTGCTGATACCTTTGTTACTGAATCCTTTTCGCCAGCTACTTCTGCTCAAGCTAAAAATATATATAGCATTCAGATAAGAATATCAGGTACTATGGATAAGGACTTCGTGTTAAACGATATAACAATTGTTTACAAAATGAAGTCAATAAAATAATGAATAGACAAGATAGAATATTAACAGCTCATTCACAGCCTAAAATTAAAAGTTCTAGCAGAATGCCTACTCGTTCAGAAGGAAACGAAGGTGATATGATGATTGTGAATGGCAATCTTCTCATTAAAAATAGAAATATGTGGCTTAAATTTTCTTCTAATATTGAAACTGCAGATGGTGAAGCTTCTAGCAATGTCACTATTGAAACGACTAACGTTACTGGGGGAGTACTTACACATGGTGCTTTACAGAATGTTTATGAGAATCAACATCATAACAAGGTTCACCTTATAGGTGATGTTTCCAATCATAGTGATGTTACTGGTAAATCGGGCTCAGGAAATGTAGTTTTATCTGCAGATTCCGCATTAACAGGTAATACAGATATAGCTAACGTTAATACAGGTTCGGTTAAAGCTGCCGATGGTACTGCTTCATTTACAATAGCCGATACTACTGGCATTCTTACTGTAGGTAATTTAATTGTTACAGGAGACTTTGATGTTGGTGGTACTGAAACTATTAACAATTCAACAACAGTTACTATTGATGACTTAAGATTTCAAGTAGCCTCAGATGCTACCGCTATTGCAGATTGTGATACAGCTGGTTATTTAATAGGTGATGATGGTAGTAGTGGTGGACTAATCTCATTTTTATGGAATGAATCTTCTAGCAAGATGATATTAAATAAAGCCTTTGATACAGTTGCTAATAATATTTCTACTACAGGTACGGTGACAGGCGGAGAACTTCAGATAGATGATATTAATATAAATGGTAGTATTATAGATAATACCAATGGAGGTAACGCAGATTTAACATTAACTCCAGCTGGCACTGGCTCCATTGTCATGGGAAAGGTAGATATAGGTGGCGGTGCTATTGATGGTACTGCAATCGGGGCAAGTTCAGCATCTACTGGTGCTTTTACCACATTATCTGCTGATACCTTAGTGGCTCCATTAAATCACTTTGCTCAATCTAATACAAGTGTAAATATTGATAGTGGCAATATTGATGGTACTATTATAGGAGCTGATAATCCTAATTCTATTGTAGGAACAACGATTGATGCTGAAGATGATTTTACAGTAGGAGATACAGAAATTACTGATGGGCAAATAGCCGATACAGGAGCTTTCAATATAGATACTGGCACTTCAGCATCCCACGACTTTACGATTCGTGATAATAAACTGATATTTACAGGAGATACTAACTGTCTTGGTATTGGCAATGTCGACCCTACTGAAAGACTACATGTTAGAGGAAAAGTACTTATTGATGAATCACTCGATGCAGCTCATTCAACATTACAATTTCAAAATCAATATGGCAATAAACTTGCAGAAATAGGGAATGCTGGTACCACTGGTTCATCTGAGCTTTTTTTCAAAACTGGTAATGAAGCGGGTGTTCTTAACCCTAGAATGCGTATTCAGCCTGCTGGCAATGTATATATTTATGAGGATATAGAACTTGGAGATGCTGACGATACAACCTTGTCAAGATTAAATGGCGGAGATGTTACCATTGAAGATAATGTAATCTATCGTGCTGGTTGCGGTAGTACTGGTGAAGGCGTTATCCCAGTATCTGATGGTGGAACTAATACAAGCAGCCTTGATGCCAAATCAGTACTAGTCTCACAAGATGCAATTGCTCCAGACCAAATACAATCTAAAAGAATGATAAATTCAGGAGGTCTTTTAATTGGGGGCGGTGATGGACCCGAAGTTAGCTTTATCAATTCTGATGGAAGTGGCTCTGGTAGTGAAGCGGTTAGACAAGGTATAGAGGTTATAAATACAGCAAACTCTATTAGGATAGAAATTGGACTGGGTAGTGGTATAGGCTCCGCAACAGGTCCTTGTTTAGAATTTGCTTTAGACGATAAAATAGAAGCTAAAGTTAATCAAAGTGATGCTAATAAAAAATTACTAAAAGAGGCTGATGGAATCGCTATTGATGAAACTATTACTCCAACATGGACTGCTCTTCATAAGTTTGAAGGAACTTTATGGGCATCTGCTAGTGCAGATACTACTGATGATATTGGTAATTTTGCTTATACTGCTGGAACTACATTCCCGCTAGGTTTAGTAGTTAATGATAAGGGTACTGGTGGCGCTCATTTTATTATGGGTAAAGATGATTTAAGGGTTTGTTATTCTGCATGGGGCGCAGATAAAGATGAAGAAGATGGAGATGAAAACTATAATGCTTGGGATTAAACAAATTGTAATAAGGAGTATTTATTATGCCTAGAGGAGGTCCAGGAGTTGGTGATGCAAAAGTTCATACAGTGGTAGCTAATTTTGGAGGAATGCCGAGCGATAGACTGGTTAGTGGATTTTTAACTGTTAATGTCCGGAATAAACATGAATCTCAGCGTGATGCTAATCATTCTTATTGGCAAGGATGGCGACACAATCCTAATAATATCGCTGAAAATGAAGATAATCCTGGTGAAATGCCTGAGGGAACCTATCCTTTTTGGGCAGACCCTCTTTGGGAAAGTAGCGACAAACCTCCAAACCTTCCTAATGAGGAAATTTTTGAACATGGAGAATTAGGAGAGGTTGGGACAGATGATGAGGAACGGCGGTTTGGGAAGGGTAGTTTGGGACGTACTTTCGAAGAAGTTGACCCAACCACTGTTAATACACAAGTAACAAATTTGACAATTCCAACAACTACTGCAAATCTTGTCCATAGAAGTTATTTTGTTATACCAACTCAACCTGGCCCAGGAGATGCTGATGATGGTGGTGACCAAGACTTTGTAGCGGGTAGTGGAAAATGTGGAATTTGGTTTAATGATACAGACTGGGTAGCGGGGGGCTCTAATCATAGCCCTCCTTTTCTTATTACAGAAGGTGAAATAAATCATTGGATTCAAGTAGATTATTCAAGTAGTGCTGCTACAAGTGCGGCAGACCTTGCAGAAGATATCAGTGATGCATGCAATGCATCATACAATAATGATTCAAGTGCAAGGATATTCTATAATTGTACTTATTCTGCTAATTTAGTACGGATAGTTGACTTTGTAGCATTTAGGAGACCCGATAATCACACAGATATTGGAACAATGAATACTTCTGGAAACAACTATCCTTTAAATGTTGCAACATCGGTTGACCCAACTACTAATGGGAACTGGCTTATAAATACAATCAGAAAAGGAACTGCTGTTGGTTTTAATTGTATGGAAAAACATTTTTATACAAATGAAGGTGATACAGGCGGAACTCCGGAAACGGGAGAGAGCGGCGAAAATCAAGTTCCCTATATAGCTTCAACGCGAAGCAAGCCTCATAAGAAATTAATTATAGGAGATTATGATTGTTTTGTATTTTTTGTTTCTGCAGCCTGCCATCTTCATTCTGATAGATATGTTACTGATGATTTTTCTGGATACCCTCTTCCTGCAACTTATACTTCTGGAGCTGTTCCTTGGACTGAAGGTGGACAACAATTAAACTTTCATCATCATGCTTGCCAAGATTTTATTAAAAGTTCTTTAATCTCCAGGCATAATAATTGTAGCAATAATGATAGATTTGTTACAAATACACATGAAGGTTCTGATGCAGCAACCTCTGGATGGACAGTCGGTTCTGAACGAAATAAGTATTTTTTTAATAGCTCATATCCAGCAGGAGAACGACGATTAGCAGATGCTGGAACAATGCAATTAAGACAGACTATAGAATATTTACAAAATAATGGTATCTATAGACATGGTGCTCGTGCCAATGGGGAGTATTTAGATTCCTCACAATCCTCTGATAATAATGATTGGAGGTGGGGAATTGATTTAGGTTATACTTTGGATAGTGGCACAGCGCCCAGTACTCTTACTAATGCTAGGGGAAATAATACTTTTTTTACTCCTGTTCACTCAATAGATATATGTAATTCACATACCTTTCTTCCAATGGAAAGTGGTCGGAATACTACTGGCGCATTACATAGCGATACATGGGGTTTACGAATTGAGATTCACTTATATGCGGTTGACCCAACTACAGACCAGTCGGGTACAGCACATGATTTTTGTGATAGTATAGTAAATTGTTTTTGGCAGCCGTTTGGGGAAACAGCAAAATTAGAAACAGCTGCATAATTAATGAAAGGAAAGAATAATGTCAAACTATAGGCAAGGGTTCAGTTGGGGTGATAGAAACCTTGATACAGATATAGAGGATGAATCTTCTAGCTTATCAACCTCAGGGTCTAAATTAGCTAAATCTAAAGGATGGGGAGCTTCTATAGGCGGTTTATTAGGAGCTGCTATTTTAACTGCAGTAACAGGAGGGGCTGCGGCTCCTTTATTACTAGCAGCTGCTAGTGGAGCTGGGGCTTTAGCCGGTAGTGCTATTGGAGGGGCTGTATCTGGTGTCAAGCAAAAAGATTTGCTTGGCGGAAACTATCTGAAGGGTACTAGGCAGTCTGTAACTGAGGATATTGCTAAAGATGAGTTTGGAAATGTTTTAAAATCAGCTGCTAAATCTTTTATGGGGGGAATGGACCCAACTAGCGGTTTGTCTAAATTTGGTAAAGGCTTTGGTGAAGGTGGAGGTTTTGGATTAGACGTTACAATGGCTGACCCCTCACATATTAGTAATTTAGGCATGGGTGAAAGAATAATGGGCGGATTAAAAGGTGGTCTTGGAGAAGTATTCAAGCCTCAAGAAATATTAGGTAAAGCAAAAAATCTATTTGGAAAAGGTTCACTGAAAGACATTGGGACCTCTTTAATGGGTGGTTTGCAAGGGTCTGGTAAAACTACCACTCCGGTAGCATCATCAAGTTTTCAACCATCTAATTTATTAGATATGGCTGTTGATGGTTTTGATATGGGAGATTCAATGACAGAAGGAATGGGTAATACCTTAATGGAACTTTTCCCAGATATGGATGAAGGAGAGGCTGCGCAAGAAATGGGAATGTTTGACGAGGAAACTAATATGCCTACAAATGAATTTTATAGTTGGTTGCAAAATATGGGCCAATGATAAGGAAAAAATATGAATCCTAATTTAATAGTAAATTCTTACAATAGACACCTTCAAAATTTATCAAGAAAGGGTCGGAAAGGAGATACTGCTCTACGTAAAGTAAAGGGCCAAGTATCTCATGTTAATAAAGAAGAAGCTCAGATTATTGATTGGCTTGGACCTCTTGGAGAAGCTTGGGTTCAAAGTATAGGTAGCGGAACTACTAATCCTAAAACTGGACTTAAAGAGTATTCTCATAAATGGTGGCATCCGAAGACATCTTATACTAAAAAAATCACTAACTGGTTTGATAAGAAAAAGGATAGTTGGTGGGTTGGAGAAGATAGCTGGGCACGCTCATTAGTAGACGATAATAATACTTGGAGACCTTCTCAAGGTAAGTGGGGATGGTTTGGCCAATCTTATGCTTCAAGACAAAGAGATAAAGCGAAAGCTATTGAAAAACAACGTGAAAAACAATTTGAGGATTGGCTTGCGGACAATAAAACTGTAGATGTTGCCGAAAAGTACCAAACTGGCGATGTTGAAAATTGGCTAACAGCAGGAACTGCAGAAGATGCAACAGATGCTTCTACAATGAAAACTAGTGAGTATGAAAGAGTAATTGATGAATATGACCCTAGGAAACAAGAGGAGGGTGAAGCAGATTGGGTAAGAACACAGGAAGCTCATGAAAATACGATGGATGATTTAACTGAAGGTTTTAGTACTGCATCCCAAGCAGCTGGAGATAAAGTGGCGGGACAAACCTTTGGATTATTGACACAAGCTTCACAAGTAGGAGGTCCATCAAGAGTTGCTAGTGCAGGAAACTTTGGACAAGAATTTGCATTAGACCAAGTACTAAGCAGCGCTACAACTGCTGCAACTACAGCAGATTCAACTTTAGGTGGTGGTGTAAGAGATGCAGGTTTAGCCTTAGAACAAGACGAAGCTGACTTTCAAGCGTCTATTGCAGATATACATGATGATTTTAATACCATATTCTGGACGCAATTAACCAATTGGAATGATGCTAAAACAGCTTAAAGGAGATAATAATGGGAATTAGAAATTATGGCAATCAGGTGAATATAGATACTGGTACTGATGTCATGGAATATATTGAAAAACTTAATCAGTCAAGAATCTCTAATCAGGCTAATGCAAGAGCAGAGAGGATGGCTTTATTACAGGAAGCTCAATTAAAGTATAGTCAAAAAATTACTGAACAAACTAAAAATCAGGTAAATGCTATAAATCAATGGAGTTCACACGGCTTAGACTTTGATGCTGCAACTGGTTCTGATATAAATGCAGCATTTTCAAGTAAATTGCCTGATTTATCTGAACAATGGCAAGGTTATGTTGCGGCTTCTAAATCAAATGATATTAATCCTGATTTTATGACTTTTAATAAGCAGGTAATGGGTCAAAATGCTTCTTATATGAATACTGTCATTGGTCGTTTTAATATATTGGCTCAAGAATACAAGAGGGAGAATCCAAATGCTAGCTCAAAGTCAATTATGAAATATATGCAAACCCATCATGATGCAGACCAAGTATATGAGAATTATTCGAGAGTTGCTGCTATGGCAGGGGGGCAAGGGGCTCAATTCATGACTCCACTATTGTATGAACCTCCGGTGAAAGATGAACACTGGTTAAAAGATTTGGCTTCAATAGTATATGACCCCGGCGTAGAAGGGGAAGGTGCTAGATTAAAAGGTGGCCCTGTTGCGACCCTTATGGGTGCTGCTCCATTGGCATATGGAGCCCATAAAGCATATGGTACATTTACAGAGGGTAGTGCTGAATATCTTAAGGCTGCTGAAGCAGCTTGGGGTGACCCTAGGAAAGGTGGGATGAGTGCTGGTAAATATGAAAAAGTGTATGGAGAAAAGAAAGGTGCTTCTGGTAAGGCTGGAACCACATGGAAAGCTTCTAGTAAGATAAAAGGATTTGCTCGTAATACAGGTTTATCTGAGACAGCTTTAGGTAAAGCTGCCAAATGGGCTAAAGGTAAAGCAATGCCTAAAGGTGCCAAGCCTTCTGTAAAAGGATTTGTAAAAGGAGCTGCTCCTTATTTTGCTCCTAGTATAGGAGAAACAATAGGAGATGTTGCTGGAGATACAGGTGGCGATATTGGAAGAACAGTGGGGGTTGCTACAATGGCTAAAGCTTTAGATGCTCCTAAAAAAACTAAAAGTTTTTGGAAATTTCTAGCTAGAAAGGTACCTGCGATATTAGGAAAAGCTACGACTATGGCTATGGCTGATTCTCCTGCTCTTCCTTTTGGAGATTTACTTGCTTTAGGTTTTACGGCTTCTGAAATAGTGGGCCTATATAATGAGTGGACATCTGAAGATTAATAAAGGAGTAACATGCCTATACCTGCCAATTGGCAACCACAATGGGATGAAAATTATACTAAGCAACAAATAAATAAGTATAAGGATTTTGAACATCTCTTAAGGCCAGAACAACAAGAGCAAATACAACAGCATGCTGAAGCGTATGGGATACCTTATTATACAGGAGATTTTTCCCTCCTTCAGGCTATAGGACAAGCGGGTGCTGGTTTTGTAGAAGGCTTTACTACTCTAAATATAGCCGAACATCCTGATAACGAATACGAACAAATATTTAGAAACCTAGGACATCTTGCCGGTTTTGTTCCTGGTATAATGTCTAAACCTGCTGCTATGCTTGGCGCTCGAGGGTTTGCGGCTGCTGCTGCAAATCTTAAATCAATTCCTATGCGTGGCGCTGATTTCCTTACTAAACATGCAAAAACTTCTGTCAAAACATTAGGTAAAAGCTTTGTAGGAAGAAGTCAAGCTGTGGATACAGCTAAAAACTTTCTTATGGGCAATAAAGCTAGGCATATTGTTGAGGGCGCTTTTAAATTAGGCGCGGCATCTGCTATTTCTTCATGGCAGGGTGGTGTAGACCAGATGATTGAATCTGGTATGGGTGGTGCTGTAGCTGGGGGTGTTTTCAGAACAATAGGAAACTTGACACCTGGTACCTCTACCCATGAGAAGGTAGGAAAAGCCTTAGCAGGCTCCCTGTTTATGGGACTACCATCGACTATGAGAGGTGATACTACTCCTGAGCAGATATATGAATACACTATGGGTGCTTATTTTGGTGGTAATGAGGTCTCTTGGACTAGAGCTAAGGCTCATAAATTCATGAAAACGATGGGAGAAAAAGCTCAAAAGGACCCTGAGTGGGCTGGTATGTCAGGCATGGACCCTGAACTTATGCCTAAATATGATAAATTACCTGAAGAAGTCAAGCCTATATTAAAAGAAGAAGCTACAAAAGCCTGGGGAGACCCGGATGCTAATAAAGAAGGCTGGATGGCTATGAAACTTCTACAAGAACTTGGAATAGAAGGCAAGGTTACTGAAGAGCAGCTAATTGAGAAAGGATTTGAACCTACTGGTGAATATAGGGATGGTGAGCAAATATATAAAGCCGACCCTAAAATGGTTCGAGAAAAATTCAAAACATATGTTACATCTGGGGGAGCTAAAGGTGCTGATACTGAATTTGCCAAACAAGCTGATAGGATGGGTATACCTACTATTAACTATACTTTTGGTGGTCATGCTAAAGGTATTAGAGCTACTGGGTTCCAGCGTGTATTATCTACTACTGAATTAGAAGAAGCTGATTCTCATATTAGAGAAGCTAATAAGAATATTGGTAAAAAAGTTCCTAATAAGGAATTTTCAAGAAATTTACAAAGACGTAATTGGTATCAGATTAAATATGCTGATGCAGTATATGCTATAGGAGAATTTGAACGTCCTCAAATAAGAGAAACAGGTGAGGGAGAGCAGCTTTTTATTAAAGGTCAAACTCAGGTTAAGGGTGGTACTGGATTGTCAGTACAAATGGCTATTGATAATGGTAAGCCTGTATTCTTTTTTAATCAAGCTGAAGGTGTATGGTATAAATGGAATCAGGGTGCTAACAAAGGCCTTGGAATGTTTACCCATATTAAAGAACCGCCTGCACCGCCTAGAAGATTTGCTGGTATTGGCACTAGAAACATTAATGAGGCGGGTAGACAGGCCATTAAAACGCTCTTTGAGGATAATTGGAAGCCAGTGTCCACTGCTACTGAGAAAGTGGCTACAAACGCTAAAGAAAAGGCTAAAAAGGCTAAGATAGCAAAGCTTGGTAAGGAAATTGCAGAAACAGAAAAATTAGGCTTTGAACTTAAGGATGATATAATTGCTAAAGAAGCTCAAGGAGTCGATACCTTTGAGGCTGAAAGTAAATTAGCTGAAGTAATAGCTAAAAATCAAGATTTAGTTGAAAGAAGAAATAGATTAACAGCGCCACCATTAAAAGGAGTTACACCAGAAGCTATAAATAAAGAGACGATATCAAGCGAGATATCTGACAAGGCTGATACAGACTTTGAAGGTCCAACTGAATTAGAAGTTGGTAAGCGCTCATTACAATTCACGAAGAAGCATCTAAATAAATTATTTGCAGGAGCTCCTACTGTATTAGACCAGCAGAATAAGAAACGTGAACTTTCTAATATCGTTGAAACAGTTCTTCAACGTACTGATGAAGGAGGTAATCCTCTCTATTTACGACGTGGTTCAAAGGAAAATTTATCAGAAGAATGGGCCGATGCCTTACAACAAGAACTACGAGATGTAACTGGTGATAGTAAATTTGAATTAAAAGAAGAAGGAAGACGTGAATTACGTCAATGGATGACAAGAAAGAATATGGGGAAGCTTGTCACTCACTTACAATCTGATGGTAATACTGTATTTGAGATGTCTAATCCCTCAAATCCTATTTCCCGTGCTGGTAATCGTAAACACCAAGAAGAGCCTATTAAAAGGATTGAAGTTGCTTACAGAGAAAAGGGCGGGGCTGATACAGAGCCTACTTATATGGTGCTTGACCATATAACAATTAAAACCGAAAAGGGAAACAGAGATTTAGACTTGTCTGATTTTAGAAATAACCATTTATTACGTGAGAATAATTGGGATGAAAGAGTAGCTAGTAAAGCATATGATTCTTTTGTTTCTAATGCTATGAAAAAAATGGCTAAGAAAGGTTACTATGCTTTCGGTGGTTCTTCTGATAAAGATAAAATAATATGGGTAAAGTATAATCCTGAAGTTGCTAATATTTCTGCCGCAGAAGCTACTAAAAAAATCAATGCTATTAATAAAAGCATCAAAGGTAAGCATCAAAAATTTAACATTCAATTAAATCGTTCTAGAAAAGAATTTATACAGAAATATAAAGGCTCTAGTAAAGACTTTGACAGGATGTGGCTTTCTAATCTATATTATGATTTACATATGAATGGTATGGAAGCTACTGATGCTAATATTAAAACACTACTAACCCATCCAGGGTTTATCAAAGACTCTGCTGCATTTAATAAACGTCAGCAAATATGGATGAATAATGCCTGGGAAGGTGATGTTGAGTTTATCAAGAAACAATTAACAAAAGAAGTTGTTATTCCAGGCAAGATTTTAAAGGAAAGCTCAGAAATTGAGCAAGAATATCAAGATTATATTAGAACTTCTAATTATTCCCCAAATGCTAAGCGAGATATTGTAAGAATAGACCATTTTAAAAAATACAATAATCAAGGTCAGCTTATAGGGGATAGATTTGATGATGCTAAGGCAAGAGTTGAATTTGCCAATGCAAGATATCAAGGCAAACGTGTCTATGATGATGTATCTGGTAATTTTTTAGATATATTAGATGCTCCTACTAAAAAAACAATATCAAGTTTAACTGATGTTATTAACAAGGATACTGGTGAAGTACAGGAAAACTATAACTACTTACTTGTTAGAGATTTGTCTGAAGCTATTGAGAAGGCGTCTAAAAAGGATAAACAATTCTTTCATGATGTATCTCGTTTAAATAGTGAATTACCTGAGAATGTAGATGGTGCTATTATAGTCTCAGATAAAGTGCTAAATGCCATCAATGCTGACTTCGGTAATCCCGCATCAGGTCAAAATAAATCCTTCATCGTGTCTCCGAACGCGAAGGACGGAGCTTTACTTGGCAAGTATATGATGCATGCTGCTGGTGAGAAGATGAGTAAACTTATGGAAGCTGAGGGCCTTCATATGATTATGCAGGAGACTGCTATTAAACAAAGAGGTTTACGTGAATTAAGTGATTATGATATCGTAAATGGGAAATTAGTTTATGACAAAGCTTCTGTTTTAAGTGATTTATCTCCTGAACATGTAAGGGGAAATTTTGGTGTATATGGCAATGAACATATGGTTGGGAAGCAACGGATTCCTAAACAGCTTTTGCAAAATCTACTACCTACCACCTGGAAAGAGGTTTCATCAGAAGTTATAGATAATATGTTTGAGGGAATAATACGTCAACGATGGGATGGTAATGCTGACGTTAATAAACGGGTTGATGCTTATTTAAAAATGGCTAAAGATGGTAATTTAAAACCTGAAGATTTAGTCAAAATTGAAACTGAACTTATCAACAATATTGATAAAATAGGGATAGAAAAACTTGTAGAAGCAATGAAAAATGAGTATGCTCCTGGATTATCTGAAGCTATCTATAATAAAGTATTAAAAGTTGAAAAAAATTCTTCTATGCAACGTTTTCTTGAAGGAGACATTACTGAAGAACAATTTAATGAAGAGCAGCAAGAAATCGTTGAATTTAATTCTATAGCTGATAGGGTTATTAATTCAGCGAATGAATGGGTTGAGGGACAGAGAGCAGAAGGTGTTGATGCAAATATTTCATCTGTTTATATGCATAAATTTATTAGAGATTTTAGAATTAAAGCTGTTCAAAACTTTTTACTTAATGAAGCGACTAAACCTGTTAGGGATAATTCTGCATCTGCTTTTATGCGGCCTTATGACAAGGCCATGAGGTTGAATCTTGACGATGTTAACCCTAGATTAAAAGAATTAGAAACTAATGATGAAATCTTCTTTTTGGATAATGCTTTTAAAAATACTAATATTAAAGTCGCTTTAACTGGCAAGCATAAAAATATTACATCTATTAAGCTCGGTGATTTATGGAAACTATACAATGCTAAAGGGACTTCTACTGCTAATAAGGAATACATAGAAGATGTTTTTGAGGCTGTAACAGTTCGTACTCCTATGGATTCTATGTCAGGCGCACAAGTATTGAAATTTGCTGGGTTTACAGGTAGAGAAGGTCATGGTATCTTAATGCATGGTAGAGCTATGAGAGCTGAAGGTGGCGCTGACCTTGATGGTGATAAATCCTCTGTATTCTTTGGCGGTGAAGGTGGTTTCAGCAAAAGTTGGAAGAAAGCTTATAAAGATAATAAAAAGGAATTTTATCGTACAGACAAGAAAGGTGTTGAAAAGGTTAGTGATAATAAAGGTGCCAAAATACCTGGTACAGATAAAAGTTATAGAGATATTCTTGCTCTTTCTCCTGACTCTAATAGAAGGGAATATTTAATTTCTAAAGCATCTCAATATTCTCCTACAGAAAGGATTAGAATATCTGAAGCAGCTGTTAATGGTCGTAACCAATTAGGACCTGCAGTAGTAAATAAACAGGTTATGGCTGCAGCTTATAGTGCTATACTCGCTAATGGAGGTAAGGATGTTTTTTATGTTAAGGGTGGCAAGGGTAAGAAAAGGGCTACTTATAAAATATCTATTACAGCTAGAAATAAAAAAACTGATAGAGAACATCAGAGGAATATGGGAAGAGCACAAATTGGATTAGCTTCTGACCCATTAGATGAGCTTGGTTTAAAGGGAAATAAACTTTGGTTTAAAGAAATGTGGAAAGCGCATTTTGATATAACTGCTGTTGAAGAACTTCGGGGAAAAGGTAAAAAGCCTAAACAATTAGATATAGTTGAAGCAGATAAAGTTTTTCATGGAGATATTCTAGAATCTGGAGCTATACGGGGTGGTATTTTAGGCAATATGACTAAAATTAATAAAGCTTATTGGGGAAGAAATTGGGTTGCTGGTCGTAAATTTAATATGAATGAAATACTTGATTTGGGTGGGGCCATATCGGATATTCCCCTTAAGTCTCAACAAACCTCCTTTTTGTCTCGTATAGGTAAATTATTACATGGATTAGATTGGTCAGATTCTATTTTTGGCAAGATAAATCAAGATGCTTTATTAAAAGTTTATGACGACCATGCTGCTAGAGTAGGTCAATATGACTGGCTAAAGAAGTTTCTTGGCAGACCTTCGTTTAGAGTAGATAAAAATCCTTATATAATCAATACAATGAAACATCAATTATGGACCAATCAAGGTCTTAATAGTATTGCCGCTAGTAAATCTAGATTTTTAGAAGCTATTAAGGGCACTATGTATTCTAATTGGGTTAAAGAAAACCCAGAGAAATATTTTGGGAAAAGTGGTAAATCTTTAAATCTGGGTGGCCCAAGAGAGAAAATGGCTCGTAGAGATTTGCTGATGGAATTAAAGGATATAGCTGAAGATTTTGTTGTTAATGACATGACTGACTTGGCAAGTATTTCTAATATCTCTAGAATAGCTGATGTTTTAAAGAAAACTGATGATATAATATTTACAGATAATGTCAATAAAGAAGCTACTATTGAACAGGCTATTAATCGTATTCATAATGAAGTAGATAGGCTAAAAATAAATTCCTATTTAATGTCTAATGATAGGAAGAATATTGAACGTCATCTCGAGCAAGTCCGTAATTTAAGTGACCCAGAATCATTAAAGGCTGTTCAAGAACTTGTTGAATTTATGAATAAAACAATGGGAATTAAACCTGCCTCAAAAAAAACAGTTAGGTCTATGGGAGATGAACCTACTGCAGAGATGGACCAGAATACTATTGATACTTCTATTAATTTATTTAAAAGCAAATTAACTCCTGGAGGTCAAGCATTATTTGACCAATTAATGTTAGGCTCTATTAATCGTGGCAATATGGAGGCTATTAATAAATTTGAAGCAGGAATGGGTAAGCCTAATAGGTTTACTATGGAAGTATTAAAAGGCCTCCGTAAAGAAGCTTCTAGAACTAGAGTATCTAGGCTAGGATTTAATAGTAACGCTGTTTCTGATAGGGCGATTACTGAGCATATAGCTGCTTTTGCTAATAATTTTAAAGAAGGTTATAGGCCTCCATCAGAAAATCAATTTAAAAGGATTGACCAAGAGATTGAAAACTATAAATCTCGAATAGAAGATGATGGTCTAGACCCAGCTTTAATTGAAGCGTTATTACCTTCTGGATATGGAGGAATAAAGGAAGGCAAGCTTGATGCTGAAAGTAAACAAATAGTTGCTGAAATTGCAGATATTGTAAAAGAAATGCATAATAAAGATAGCCAAGATATAAACGGTCTTATGCGTGGTGTTGTTGGTAAGGATTTGAATGCTATGAATAAACGAGATTTTGTAGTCTTTAGAAATTGGCTGACAGATATTCGTAGGGGGAATCTTATTCAACGTATGTTCCATAAGCCAGGCCCAGTACAACTTAATAAACGTCATTGGGCCTTATTTCCCAGAGCTGTTAATGCTGAACTTATGAGAGACGATATTGTAATGATGAAAGAGAAAGGATTCTTTACAGATAAAACAGGAGCGGTACGTGAAGGTATTATCACCAAACCCACTCATTATATAGATATAGTTCAGAACTTTATTGGCAAGATGAATGATTCTGCTGTAAATATATCAGATAAATATATTAAAAGATTTAATCAATCTATGCTATTCCATAGTGGTTTAGAAGATTCTCAAAAACTCTGGGAAGTTGCAATTAGACAAAGAGAAGCTCATTGGACGGAAACTGACCGTATCAGGACTAGTGACAAGGACCCTGAAGTAAAAAAACGTGCTTTAGATGAAATATATTCTAGACTCCATGATGCTGAAAAGGCTAATAACTGGAAAGACTTGGCTGATAAAAAATATACTGTCACTGTTGATGGAGAAAGAGTAACTATATCAGGCAAGGATGTTGTTGGTCGTATTAATAAAGAACTAACTAGTCTTTTTGTTGAGATGAAAGAATTTATTAAAGGACGAGAGGGTGCTCTTGAACAATATAGGCTGCAAACGCCTAGAGGTGGAGTTAAATATGACTATCAAAAATTTGTAAGACATTTACAGGAACATGTTTCTGGTAGAACTCCTAAGGGTTGGATAAAAGAAGGTATTTCTGATATTCCCTCATATTTCGGGATTGATGGATTGAGAAAAATAGCTCGTTCAATGCAGATTGATATGATATCTGATAAAAAAATGAGGCAAGAAATAGCTAATCAAGAAGTAGGTGATACTGGAGAACTACCTCCTGATTCTTATTTTCCACATATGTTTTTTGATAAATCTGTTTCAAAGCGCTTAATAAAGGATTCTATTAAAAGAGTATTAGAGCGCCCTGAATCTGAGATGACTGAAGAACAAAAAAAGCTTGAAATTAAAAAGTTATATTACAAAAATAAATCTCTTGGTGGAGAAATGCGCTTTGAGGAGATGGAAGATTGGGATTTAGTTGATAGTGTATTAGAAGATATTGCTCAAGGTAAAAAAATATCTGAAGATAGAATTAAATGGTTTAATTCAAATGAACGTGCCGGTTCTATGAAATCAAGGGATGTTCATATGGGTGGGTGGAGTATTGACCCTGTTGTTGTAGAATCATATATACGTTCTATGTCTAATACTTATCATAGGCAGCTAAATCAGATGTTTGGTCGTGAGCAAGTACAGAACATGTATGGTCAAATGATTGGGAAATGGGGTAAAGAACAGACAGTTGCTTGGCAGAATTTTATGAAACTATATATTCAAGATGCTATCGGGAATCCTTCTATTATTCCTCAATATATGTATGAAGACCCTAAAATGAAAATCAAAGGAACTCCTTATGCTTGGTGGTCTGATAATAAAGTAAGAGATAGAATTAATAAATTTGGTAAAGCTATAGGCCTAGGGGATAAAGCTTTACCAGAAAATCTCAGGGGCATTGATACTGAAACTTTAAGAGCATGGTCTAATTTAGAAGCTCAATACCAAATGGCATCATTATTAGCTCATCCTAAATCGGCAGTAGCTAACGTTTTTGGAGGTACTACACACACTATTATGTCTGCTGGTTGGGGTAACTTTGTTAAAGCTAAAAATTATAATTATTTATCAAAGATTAATCCAAAGTGGAGTAATAAGCAGGCTGTTAATGATTTTGTTATCAGTCAAGGTGTTTTGCCTGAATATCTTGTTTATGAAATGGGACTGCAAAAAGAATTTCAAAATACTAAAGGCAAGGATTTTATTACAGAACTATCAGCTAAATTAACTAGAGACCCAGAAATGTCAGAGAAAACTATTGGCGAAATAGCTGATAGATATGGTATTAAAGATAGAGTTATGAATTTCGCTGCTAAATTTATGACTATTCCAGAAAGAGCTTTACGTAGAGATGCGTTTATGGCTCACTATGTACATGCTTGGGATAAATTTGGTGGTGCTATTAAAGAATATGACCATCCATATCTTATCCAAATGGCTAAAAAGGGTGTTAGAGCTACACAGTTCTTGTATAATGCTCCTTTTAGGCCCGCATTTGCCCGTACAAGCCTAGGAAAGATAATGAGTCGATTCCAACTATGGTCTTGGAATTCTGTGCGCTTTAGAAACGATGTACGTCGTCAAGCAAGAATTTACGATTTTACCCCTGGCACAGAAGAATGGAAGAGATTTGAACGTACTATGCAGACAGACTTATTCACGTTTGCACTTGCCAATGTATTTGCATATTCATTATTTGAAAATAATTTACCTCAACCATGGGGTTGGATACAAGATTACTCTGATTGGATATTTGGTGATGAGGGTGAAAGAGATAGAGCTTTTTATGGGGCCTGGCCAAAAGCAGTCGCTCCTCTTCAAATGGTTACTCCTCCTGGATTGCGGATGGTCGGCCCCACTTTTAGCGCTATTCTTTCTGATGATTGGTCAAGAGTTGGTGAATATTACGGTTATACAATGTTACCATTTGGGCGAATCTTAAGAGATGTAAGTCCTTATTCTAAAGGGAATCTAATTGAAAATCCAATGAGACTACCAGAGAAAATATTCGGCTTACCTATGATGCAATTACAACGAAATATTACAAAATGGAAAAATGAAGAAGAGGCTTACGATGCCATCAGATGATATAGACCCACAAGAAACTCATCATTCTTCTTTAGATGATTTCTTAGAAGGAAAAGTAACTAAAGGAGCTGCAGGATTGATTGGAGCAGCGCTTATAGGACAACAATTGGCAAAATATGGTAAAAGAGGATTTGCTAGAGCTATTGATACACATGGATTTGGAGCTAACGTAGAAGGTTCTTATTCAGGCGAATCTAAAATATCTCAATTTACTAATAATCTTTTACAGGCTGGTAAGGGAACTCGACGTAGAATGCCCTTAACATTACTTAAGTCTTTAATACGCTCTGGTAATCCTTTGGAATTAGAAGCTGTAAAAAGCTCTTTAACATTACTTAATAAGCATATGAGCATGTTAAAAAGTCAAGGATTACACATTCCTAAAAAAATGAAGGAATATTATTTAAATTTACAAACAATGGCGCCAGAACGTAAAATGGCTCAAGCCGTTTTGCAAAAGAGTTTTAATCAGCCTATAAATTTTAAGCACGGTGGAACATTTATTCAGGGAGCTAATGTCAGAATGGACCCTGATATTAATAAGGCATTGCAAAATAAAGGGTTTAATACTAAAAAACCATTTACTGTATATGATGTAAGTCATAAAGACCCAACTAATAAAGCTACAAAACATATGACTCAAAAATTAAGAGCTGCAGCTACTGGCGACCCTAGATTACAGCTTATTACAAAAGAACTAAAAAAGAATAATATTTCTAAAGCTTTAGAATATGCAAAAGATGGAACAATTAAGTATAAAGGTAATCTTATTAAAACAGGAAGCCCTATACAGCTAGTGGCAGAAGGCAGCGGATTGACTGCAAAATTTAGTCCAGCCTATATGGCTAGGGGAGGTAAGTTAAAATCAGTTAAAGAATACGTAATAGGCGGTCATACGCAAAGAGTTCACTATAAACCTTTCGAAGGGTTTACAGGTTTACGTAAATCTCATGCAGATGTATTTGATATTACAAGCTATGCTTCTCAAGGCGAGAAAGGGAAAAATGTAATAACTAAAGCGAGGATTCTAGCTGCTGGAGAAAAAGGTCGCCAGCTAGGTATTCATCAACCAGTTGTAACAGTTAGTTCTTATTCTCATAATAAGCCTGGCTCAGGACGTGCTCCGGGCGCTACTGATGTAATTAAAAGAAAAGCAAGGAAGTTTGTTTCTGCGGCTGCAAAAACATATAGTAGCAAGGTGCCTAAAAATGCAAAGAGAAAAACTGCCGAATATTTACTTCGTGCGACTAAAGCTTTACTAACCAAAGGACGTTCATTTTAGCTCCTGTACGTTATTATTAAAATTCTAAAAGCTCAAGTAGGGAGCAAGTATAGAATACCTACTCCCCACCACTTATTAATCACAGAGACTAATTTTTTTCAATTTTAGCAATAACTTTTGCTAAAGTATCTCCACCTACACATTCTGAGTGAACAATTATGCTTTCATCAATATAAAAGCCGTCTTCTGCTACAAAACCATGCGATACCTCA